TGTCCATCATGTGGCGTTGTTTGTCTTCCTGCATTTGCGCGGCCATCTTCACTGCGTCTAACTTGATGCGTTTGTCATCAGTGGACTGCTGTGTCTGGATGCGATCACGCTCGACCTGCAACTGCGCTGCTTTGATGGCGTTGTCGGCTTGGTCTTTAGCAGCTTTGCGCTGGTTCTCTTGCGCCTTGAGTTGCAACTCTTGCATTTGCATTTGCACGATGGGGTCTTGCGCTTGTTGTTGCGCTTGAGCCTGCTGTGCTTCCTGCTGATTCTTCTGGAGCAACTGCTGTGCGGCTTGCGCCAACATCGGAGACAGACGTGCTTCAACTTCTGGAGACATCTGAACTTCTTCACCAGACTCATCTGTCTGTGGGGGCAACTGCATACCAAGAGTCTGCTCAATCTGCTTGCGATACTCAAAGCCCAAGTGCTCGTTGATGTGAGCCATCATGGCTTGCTGCATCTGCTGCGCCATTGGGTTCTGTTGCAAGAGTGCCTGAATCTTGGGGTCTTGCATCGCGGACATGTGCACAACAATGTGAGCCTGATGATCTTGCGACAGGAACGCTTTGACCGGCTTGCCCTTGAGCACATTCTGATTCTCTGACACTGGGTCAGTGGGCTTCTGGTCATCGTCCATCGGCACGAGCTTGTTACCATCTTTGATACCCAACACTTCCAACATCTGACGATGCAGGAGTGGCAAGTTATACAACTGCGGTGCGCCTTGAGCAAGCTGCAACACCGCTTGATACTGCACGATCTTTTGCGCCATTGTTGACGCATTAGGATCGCTGACAGGTATGACATCCACATCATCATAGTCAGACTTCTTGGCTTTGCGACTGCCTTCGCTTGGCTGGTAGTCGTAGTCGTCTGGTGTGTACTCAGCGATGATGTGCTTCAAGAGACCCAACTCTTGCTTCATCGAGTAGTGAACACGTGCCTGAATGGCGCTCATGTTCTTCAGCGTTCTCTCCAGAATCGCCAAGGTAGTACCCACAGGCGCTTGCGCACTCATGTCACTGAGCGTCAAGTCCGCTGTGTTAGCAAAACGTCTGCCTTCTTCAACGATCTGACCAAGCAAGGCCATCAGTGTCTGGCTAGGCTCTTTGTACGGCAGGGGCAGTAAGTTGTCTTTCAGTGTGCCGCTTGCTACGTCTGCATCACGCCACTCACCGGGGGCGATTGGTGTGTCGTCTCCCTTGACTCGCATGCCACGAGTCTTGAAACCGCCGGGTAGATTACTTAGAGTACCAGCATCGACAAGCTGACGAATAAGAGAAGTGCCTGACTTAGCAAAAGCCCCAATGAGGTGAATGAGGCCAAAGCAGTAAAAACCAAACCCCGGAACGTAACCATAATGGACAAAGTGCTGTCGTTTTGTGTAGGTCTCATCATCTGGCTCCCAGTTACGGCGAATGGCCAGCACGTTGCTGGTTCCCTTTTCAATAGTGACAACGTACGGCAGTGCAATGCCAGTCTTCTCACCCTTCTTGTCCTTGTGCTCATAGCCTTCTAAGTCAAGGTCTACGTTCATCTCCAAGAGTTTGAAGCGATCATCAGCAGTGGCTCTAAAGCCCATCTTCTCTGCAATCTTCTTCTCAACTTCATCCAGCACGTTGTCAGGTGTACCCAAGTCCACGTCCATGTAGAACCCAGCCACTTGCAACTTACGCAACTCATTCTCGGTCTTACGCATCACATGAGTAATACGTGGAGAAGACTCTAAGTTAGACGCGCCGTAAGGCACAACGATGTCTTCCGCAGGAACAAAGAACGACACTTGGCGATCAAGCGATGGGTCAAAGTACACCTTCTTGAACGCATTGCCAGACAGACCCAAGCCCCACAACATGCGCTCATGCTCTGGCCTGTATTCTTTCATCACGTCGGTGAGTTGGTAGTTCATGTCGTCTGCCACACGCTGTGCAGACTCTTTCTTAGCAGGTGTCTCTTTGCCAATGATCTGGGTCTTAACTGGCCCAGCGGCAGGAAACGTTGCCATCATTGTTTCTGACTGGAACTTCACAAGAGCTTCAGACAACATGGGGTGGAACACACCACACGCACCTTCCCATGGCTCTGTTCGTTCTTCAATCTTCATGCCCAACAACTCAAGGCCATCAACGTAAGTCTGCATCCAGTCTTTGCGACTGGCTACATCTTCGTCATAGTCACTGATCAACTCTTCAGCAAGACTTTGCAGGACATCTTCGCCAATGAACTCAGCCAAGTTGGCATTGAAGTCATCTTCTGAATCTTTGTCCGGCTCGATCTCAATCTCCATATCACCCATGCCGATGGTTACGGACTCTGGGTCTTCAATCTCAATCTCAATCTGAGGAGATGCTTGATCCATCGCGGCAAGTTCTTCCAAGCCTTGTGGCGCTGCATATAGTGACTTCTCAATAGCCATGTTTCATCCTTAATAGTACGGTTCTTTCCTGCGGAAAGACTTCGGTTCATCTTCCTCATCAGACGCCAATTGAATAAAGCCACCGCGCCTGTAACGCAGTAATGCCTGAGTCATTGAGTCCACCAAGTCATCATGTTCACCTGACGGGAACGATGCGACCTCTTCAACCAATTCTTCTGCCCAGTGTGTATTAGGCACCCAAACGTGTCCGGATGCAAACATATCAGCCACCGCATTTAGCCGCGCAATTTTATCGTTACCTTTGCTCGGTGTGAACTCCTGCACCGGAATCCCCATCGCCCGCAGTTCAAAAATCAGGGGCGAACCTGCCGCCTTGGCCTCAACAATCAGTGAGTCCACTTCCCATTCTTTGTATTCTTCAAACGCCCGCTGTTTGAGTTCTGGAAACTCCATGCGTTTCTTGAACGCATTGAGCAATATGATATTTGCCCGGTTTACACCCAGATCATCGTCTTTATAGAACACACCCCACGTCGTACATGCAGAGTAATCGGCCCGTTCTGTCTTTAAGAACGCCGTATCCCAAGACTGAATGATAAATTCACACGAAGGCGGGCTGTCATGCTCCCAAATCTTCCACCATTCCCGCTTTACGATGGCAGACACGTCCGATGTGGGGGACTGCATGTACTGCGCTTGCCATTTGGCGTTAGGAAGTTCTTCTTTGAGGGCTGACAACTCCTTGAGCGACCAAAACTCAGGCCATAAGGGTTTACCCGAGGGCAAAATGGCAGGAAACTCGATCACTTCCCACTCTTCGCCCGACCTTTGGGCCGCAGCCTTGATCACTTGACCCGTTAAGTCCCGTTTAGACCACCTCGTCATCACCATGACGATAGAGCCGCCCGGCTGGAGACGCTGACGAGGGCCAGATGTGTACCACTCGTACGTCTTATCGTAGATTTCTGGGTTGGACTGGGCCATTGCGGCCTCTTGCTCCGAGTGCGGGTCGTCAATAATCAGAATATCCGCACCCTTACCGGTCACAGCACCGCCAATACCAATAGCGAAGTACTCTCCACCGAAGTTTGTCGCCCAACGACCCGCCGCTTTGCTGTCTGACTGCAAGTCTAGGGCCGGAAATATCCGCTTATAGTTAGCAGAGTCCACCAAGTTACGTACTTTTCGGCCAAAACCCACCGCCAACTCAGCAGTGTGGCTGGTCTGGATGATCTTTTTGCCCGGAAACTTGCCAAAAAACCACGCTGGTAGCAGGTAACTGGCAAATTCTGACTTGGTATGCCGTGGCGGCATGTTGATGATGAGCCTTTTACACTCACCCCGAGCCACGCGCTCAAACGCTCTGGCCATTTTCTCGTGATGCCGACCGTGAATAAAGTTAGGCCACATCTCCCTGATGAACACCATGAAGTCATCGGATGCTAGGGTACGCAACTTGCGGGTATTTAGCTCATCCAGAATTTCTGCGATGGCTTCTTGCTCGTCTTTGGGGAACTTTTTGAGCAGCATCTGCTGCTGGCCATACGGCAGGGTCTGGAGTTTCTCCAGCACCAATTCAAGTTTCGTCTTTTCGGCAACTTCAGTCATCGGTCTCGTCCAACTCTTTGCCGGTCATACCAAGTTCTTCATCCAGATCAATCACCTGCACCGCAGGTGCGCCGTTCAAATACTTCTCTTCTGTCGGTTGCAGTTGCTTGGCTTCTACATCAATGATGCCATCCATATAAGAAGACAGCTTGGTTGCCAGTTCAGCCTGCAACTCTTCAGTTGTTCGGTGCGTAACGTTGATCTCCATGCGTTCCACAAACGCACCTACATCACTCATCTTACCAAGAAGTTCTAACGCCTTTAACTGGGTGGACTCTTTGTCAGAACCTGTCAGCATCAGCAGGCGCATCTTCACATAGTTTCTAACCTGCGCCGCATTACGCACGACCTCAACATCGTACTCATCCAACATGGACTTGAGCAAAATGGCGGCAGCAGAATTAAGTTCTTTGCCCGCAGTTGGAGACTCAAAGAACTGAGCGTGAGCTTCTTTCTTATCTGCGGTAGTGATAGCGGGTACTTGCATCCCGTTAGCCGTCAAAAACTCGACGGTGTTGAATGCAGCTTGCGCTCGTGCATGCAAGTCTTTGGCCTCCTCGGTAGTTAGCGAGAAAGGCAGGGGGACATCTAGTTCTGGTGTAACAAGAATCATGGGTAGCGGTTTGTGGCTCCAATTTGTGCGGAGTGTACACGCTTTTGAAAAAATAATATAGGGGGGTGGGGTTTGTAATTAAAAAAGATGACGGGGGGTGTTTCTAAAAAGGACACTAAAAAATGCAGAGTAAAAAATGCGTAGGGGGTACCTTACAAGATGTTGTGGTGTTGTATTAACGGGCGTAACTTGGCCCGGGTTTGAAAACTATACCGGTAAATGCCGGACACTCTATAAGATGTTGTGGTGTTGTAACTGAAAATTTGGTGGCCAGTGTATCGTTTCTTTGCACGGTTTAGATTGGCGGCTGTGATCTTTTGAGTAAAACACAGTGTATACACTGGCCCAGACTGACCGGCCTGATCTAGGGGGTGCCCCCTCCCAATTTCCCACAGTGGGAAAATCAATGCCCCGCCCTGTAAACTTAGACCTATCCCGTGCAAGCTATAGCGTTTTGTGGTGTAATACATTCATGGATCGAGAAGGTGCACTCGATACATACTCTTATTAACTTGCACTGATGAAAGTCTATATGACAAAAATCTCTTATACGGCCATGGCCGCTTCCGCCGCTTCTGATCTGATTGAAGCTAAAAAGCATGATGACAAGGCCAGTGCCTTACGTGAAAACGTTAACAAGGTCATTGTGGTAATGCACAAAGACAAGGTTGTCATTGGCCGCTACAGCAAAGACGGCACCGGATGCTCCAGTGCTACGGCGTTCGTTGACACCCTGACAACCGGCGGTTGGGCTAAAAAGACGGCTCAAAACTATTTGAGCCTTTTTAGGGAAGCCGTGAAAACCGGTAAGCCAGTCAAAGACTGGGGCGGCACAAAGGCCGGTGGACGCAAAGCCGCCGCCGGTGCAAAGGGTAGCGCAAAGGGCAAAAAAGAGTTTGCCGATAAACTGGCAACGGCCTTTCGTGATGCCGAATTCGAAGGGTTTATCAATGACCTAGAAGCATCATTCCACAATGATGAAATCGAGACCCTGATCGAAGGTGTGAAATCTTACCTCGAAGCATCCGGCATAGAGTTGAAATAACTCTCACCCCCAAAACCCCTGACCGAAAGGTTGGGGGTTTTTTTCGCCCAAAATTTCCCAATGAATACTTTCCCATTACCCTCATGCTCTTGCACGTGCAAGAGCTTTGATAAC